TCTTCAATGGTATGCGTTTGTCCAGCGTGAAGCAATGCCGCCTCAAGGTAAGGCTTGCATCGCTCCCAGTGCTGAAGGTCAAACTTTGTCATTGAATGGAAAGCAATCCATTGTTTGCGGCTTGTGGCGTGAAATTGGATAAAAGACCTTGCAGCGGCGTTCCACTACCAAGTTGCCCAAGATAGTAGTTATATGGCTGCAAAGTCATATTCTGTGCGGCCTGGTTGTAGCTTGAAAATAGCTGCGCTTCTGGTGATGCGCTAATCGACTGGCGAATATCTGACAGCGGAACGCCTTTGTTGTACTCGCCAAGCCAGTAACCGTAATCGGCTTGCGTTGGCATCCTTCCAAGCGACATTCGGTAAGTGCGATTTAGCAACGCTTCGGGTGATGTGGCGATTGATTCCTGAATAGCGCCAGCATCAATACCTTTGGCGAGTTCACCGCCCCAGTAATTCAGATCGGCTTGCGTTGGTGCGCGCCCAAGTAAACCTTGGTACCAACCCGTCACTTGTTGATCGTAAGGATTGACAACGGGTTGCGTCGGAACATTCAAAAGGCTATCCGTTACCGACCCGCCGGGTAGTAAAGTGGAACGATCATCAATGAAATTATCCTTGCCCATTTCGAGCAAACCCGTGTTGCCGCCAGTAGTGGTTGATGTGCTTGTTCCGCCAGTGGTTACAAGTTGCTGATTAATTGCTCCTTGGTCAACAGATTGCTTAATGTCCTGCCCTACTTTTACCGTGTCTTTGGCTGCATCCTTTACATTCTGATCGTTAATTTGTTTGCTCTGATCCTTTGGCTGCGTCTCGGCTGGCTCAACGGCTGGCCGCCACTTCTCACCGGATGGCAATGTGTAGGGCGTTACTTTGCCCGTGTTGGTGAACAGTAAACCTTCAGGCCCAAAACCGTAACGCGTGTAATCGCCAGCGTATGGCGTATAAGTCCTTTCCGCCAAACCTGTCTGGGTAATGCCTTGCGTTGTACGTTTAGCGCCCGCTTGACGCGCCGCGTTAATATCAATCTCTGATTGCGCTGAACGTAGAAACTCGCTGCGCAGTTTCTCTGGGCTTGCTAACTCGTTTTGCGCCCAATCCCAGTATGCGGTTTCATTGGGTTGCGGTGCGCGTCCCAAGACTGACGTGTAAAGCTCAGGTATTGCGTCACGCAAAAACGCACTACGCAACTGTGCTGGCGTCCACTTTTCGTTGTTGGCGGACATAAGCCACCAATTAACCTCATCGTCACGCGGCGCTCTGTTGAGTGCTTGCTGGTACAAAGCCTGTATGTCTTGTTTCGTTGCCATGTCTACCTCTAAATCGACGTTGCACTGATGACGCCAGAATTATTAACCGTGATGCTATACCGCGTTCCGTTTGGCGAGCGAAGGATCAACCGCATACCCTCCACAAACTCAACGTCTTGCAACTTCTTTAAGTTCAACGCATCAGCACTTTCCAAAGCGCGGTTGCGTTCACGCTCAAGCGGTTGCGAATAAGTATTTGGCGGCGTCGGTAATCTCATCGCCCGCTACCTGGTACAGCGTCCAAACGGATCGTGCCAACACGCCAATCAGCATCAGCATTACCAACCACGCGCATTGCTACTTGGCGGCCTGTGAACCGTGCATTCGTGTACGGTTGCATGGTATAGGGGCCATAAGTTGTGCTTGATGATTCTGGCGTTGGCTTCGTGTAAAACGTTAACTTCACTTGGCCTTGTGACTTTTCATCCGGCAATATTTGCCGCACTGCCATAAACCGATCACCCGTTGACAGTTCAACCGGGCCTGATTCCGCGTAACGCGTGGACGTGATAGGGGTTCCGTTATCCGTCCATCCGTTTTCGTGCTCGTACAGATAGCCATCCGTGCCAACCGCCAAAGGATTTGTGAATACGCCTGAATCCGTCCAGCATGTGCGGGCTAACGCGCCAATCGCCCAATGGTTCTCGCGGTAATTCCAAATGATGTACCGATCACACTCATTGCTATCTGCTGACGGGTAAAACCACCACACTTCGCCAAACGCTGAATTGTGGCCTGAGTAAATCTTCGCCACTTGATCAAGGTTAATGTCCGTAAACACATAGTCGCCAACCGAGCAAGGTAACGGTTGCAGCTGACCGTTGAATAGGAAAAACGATTTGTCGCTCATCCATACCGCACCACCCTCAATCACGGCAACGGCTTGCGGGCCAATCAAACCGCAAAACGAACCCACTTTTTCCTGACCATAAACCAATGGCGGCCCAAGGTAGTTCATCACATGAGCATCAGTCTCGGTAAGGATCAAGACCTGTCCGCGAACGCGTTTTGCCGCCAAGATGCGGCCGTTAGTCTGTAACTCTAACGCGCCAGCGGTATTCGTTCCTGATGGCGTCCAAACCGTGTTGTCCTCTTGATCTGACCATTGCACTAAACGCGGGTTACCGCCAGCGCCAAGGGCAAACAGGTAACGCTCTGGCGTAACGATCAATGCCGTGTTATCAACTGGCGCGTTCGTGATGACAGCGGCAATTGATCCAACGTTGTTTTGCCACTCGTAAAGTTTCCCGTCTGAATTGGCACACGCCACAAGATACTCGCCCCAGTTATCGAGCGACCAGGTTGTTGCATCAAGTTCCGCGCCAACGGATCGCTTGGTGCCGTAACCGGCTGCGCCGTAATTGGCTGCGCCGTAACCGTAACCCGTAAACGATGATGATCGTCCAGTGATATAACCGGATGGCGTGATGTTGTAAAAGTTTCCGCCATTCCAAACGTAAAGTCTGGAGTGCGTTCCCACGGCAAGCCAACGGTCATAATCGTTATCTCGCCAACTGAACATGCCACGCGCTGAACCTGTAAACGTATCGCCTGACGCTTTCACCCACCCGCCAACAGGCCGCATGGTTCCTTCGTACCACCTAACCAGATTGGCGTCCCAATACCTACCCGCGGCCTGGTAATTGGTGCCGTTCCTGTATACGCCTGGCGGTATTTTGAGCGGTGCAAGCATGTTTATCTCATCATAAGTGCTTCAGCTTCACGCCTACGCGTTAAACCACGCATCACACGTCCGCGTGACTTGTTCCACTTCACGCACTCCTCGCGCGCCCCTGCCCAATCGCCTGCGTCGATGCGTCGCTTAAACGTTGAGATCCGATAGTTTCCTAGTCCGCAATTGTATGCCCACGACAGGACAGCTGCGAATCGGCGTGGCGCGGCGGAAACAAGCCTCGGTGATAGTTTGATAAGTCCTGTGGCAAAGTGAATCAGGTGAGCCTCTAAGCGTTTCTCGCATTCCGCCATCGACCAAACGGTTGTTGGCGTCACGTCCGGGCCTGTTGTCCCAAACCCTATCGTGTAAGGATCGCCATTAGAACCAGGATCGGGATACGCGGCAACCATACCGTTTGGCAATACTTTAGCGCAGCCCTCAAACGGAACCACCAATAAGTCTTTGGCGATCTTGATGGCCTCTTTCATTGCTTCTGGTACTTCTCAATGGATCGACCAACAAACCAGAATGACACGCACATGGTGATTAGGCCAAAGTCATCCGAGTCCCATGATTGGTTTAACACGTCCTGCCAACTTGCTTGCGATTCAAACGCTAGATAGATGGCGGCAACCTTCACGGCTGCGTACATAAAGAAAAGCGACCAGGTGATGCCTGGACGCACTAGCGCGGATATGGCCGCCACGAACCAACCAGCTGATTTGGCGGTTTCGGCTTGCTCTTCAAATGCGGCCTTGATCGTATCAAGTTGCGCAATGGAATGGTCAACGTACTTCTCTTCCATCTTGAATTGGCCGCGCATCTTTTCCAGATCAGTTTGGAGTTGAAACATATTCAACTCATGCTGCCGTTCGTTCTTTTTATCCATGAACTTTAGGATCTCTGGCGCGAGCCTGAATAGGCCGCCAAAGATCGAACCAAGAAGTCCACCGGATAACAGGTCAAACATATCAGTGCAACTTGAACGTTGTATTGATTAGCAACAGGATAATGGCTCCTGCGCTTGCGATAAGGATTTGCTCCAAACGCTTTAAGCGGGCGTTGATGCCCGCGTAACGTTCAGCGCAGACTGCTTCATGCGTTGACAATTTAGCCTCCACGTCTTTAGCGTTTGCTTCCACGGTTTATGCCCCTAGAGAATCAGCAGCGACGGGAACAGGCACTATCCACTGACAAGTTGCTTCATCAAGTACAGCGTCTGGTGTTGGTTGTGGCGGGATAAAAGCGTCACGAACTGGGTCGTAGGTAAAACCCTTGTTTGCATAGTTCTTACGGATTCTTCCGCTAAAACTAGTCTGTTTCCAGTGCGGATAGCCGCCTGACCAGTTCCGGAGAAACCAAACGCCTTTCCATTCCTGTTCAACATCGTTTTCGTCAAGTAATTCGTTGTTATGAACACAATGCACTTCAAGCACATTGTTGTTCTCATCCAACTTTGCAAAATGAGCCATGTGCTACCTCAAAATGTGATTGAACCGTTGCCGGTAAATTTGTAAGTGCGATAACCGCCGGACACTGTATATGTTGGTGTTCCTGTCGTTGACGATGCCGCAGGATACGAATCCGGGTAACGCAGAATAATCACACCAGAACCACTGGCGTATTGGTTAGTTGAAGCGCCCCCGCCCCCGCCCCCGCCACCTGTG